TACCATACTTTAATGGTGATGACACAACAAGATATGCATTNAAANAAAACGGAGAAGCTGCAACGTTAAAAGAATTTTATNATATTTANGATNANATAAAACAACANGATCTTAATCTTGTAAAAATAGAAAGACCTAAATCAGAGTATGATGATGCACCACCGTGTATAGAACTTATGGCGTTAAACAAAATACCAGAAGGTGGACGTAACAATTCTATGTTTCATTACGGTGTGTATGCTAAAAAGAAATGGCCATCAGAATGGAAGAGTAGACTTACAATGTTTAATATAAATGCATCTACAAGTCCACTAAGCGAATCAGAAATAGATATTATAAAAAGACAACACGATAAAAAAGATTGGGGATACAAGTGTAACGACACTCCTATGTGTAATCTATGTGATAAAAAATTATGTAAGAGTCGTAAGTATGGCATAGGAGAAGAGATAACTTTTCCGTTATTATCTGACTTACAAAAAATAAAATTAGAAAAACCATATTACTATCTTAACGTTGATGGTGAAAGATTATTTTTAGAAAACGTCAAGTATCTAAAACAACAAAGTTTATTTCAAGAAGCAGTNATGGAGCAACTAGATTTTATGCCACCAACTGTTAANCCAAAAGACTGGGCAAACATAATAAACCCATTGATGAGGAACCACGAACCAGTAGAACCACCAGAAGGTATAACAACACAAGATCAATTACGAAATCACTTAGAAGAGTTTTGTTTAAATAGACACATAGGGTCTGACATAAACGATCTTAAAAACGGTGGTGTATGGACAAACGATGGTAATCACCATTTTATATTTAATAAATTTTTTAATAACTTTTTAATTAGACAAAGATGGGATATTAATTATCAACGTACAGCACAGATGTTAAAAGAGGCGTGCAGTTGTGAGGATAAAAGAGTTGGTAAAGAAAGAATATCAGTGTTTGCAGTAAAACAATTTGATAAAAGAACAGACAGCTACACACAAAAAGAATTAAAACCAAAGGATGTNTTTTGAAAACAATAGTATTAGGACCACCAGGCACAGGTAAGACTACAACTTTATTAAAAAAAGTTGATAGCTATCTAAAAGAAACAGATCCAGACAAGATTGGTTACTTTGCTTTTACACAGAAGGCTGCATACGAAGCAAGAGATAGAGCGATGAAACAATTTAATTATACAGAAGATGATNTACCATATTTTAGGACACTGCATTCACTAGCATTTAGAAAACTAGGATTAAAAAAAGATCAAGTTATGCAAGCAAGACACTANAAAGATCTAGGTAAGAAGTTAGGTTTTCCTGTAGCGTATGCACAACANCAAGAGGACCACGGAATATTTACATCTGACAGTGAGTATCTACAAATAATACANCTGGCACAACTTAGAAACATAACACCAGAGCAACAGTATGATAGAAAAGAACACACACAAGATTTAGAAAGAAACAAACTTAGAATTATTTATAACGAGCTGCAGAGATACAAAAAAGAATATAATCTAATAGATTTTAACGACATGATATTAAATTTTATAAAGTCAGATAAGTCACCAAACTTTGACGTTGTGTTTATTGATGAAGCACAAGATCTATCTTTGATGCAGTGGGACATGACAAAATCTATCTGGAATAAAACAGAGGATACATTTATTGCAGGTGATGATGACCAAGCTATATTTAAATGGGCTGGTGCAGATGTAGATTCTTTTATTGCATTGCAAGATCAGATGATAAATCTATCGCTAACACAATCGTTTAGAATACCTGCAAAAGTGCATGGTGTTGCAATGGGTATTATAAATAGAATTAGAAACAGGATAGATAANAANTGGCAACCAAAAGTAAACGANGGTAGTTTGCGTAGACATTTTGATGTAGACAGCGTTGACATGTCATCAGGTGAATGGTTGGTGCTGGGTAGAACAAAACACATGTTAAAAGAAGTAGAAGATTCTTTGTATCGTAAGGGTTATTACTACGAATCAAGACACAAACGTAGTTACGAAAAAGATTTACAAGAGGCAGCCATTGATTGGGAAAATTTAAGAAAAGGTCAACCAATAAATTTTAAACAATTAGAAAAAATATCTAGATACATGTCAAATAAAAATTTTAACAAACAAAAATTAAANGGCATGGCTAAAGAAAGTTTATATGACATAGCTATGTTAAAAGAATATTATGATTTAAATACTGATGGTGAATGGTATCAAGCATTTGATGATGCAGGACAGCAAAAAATAAATTATNTACGAAAGATGAGAAAAAATGGTGAGAAGTTAAATGCAAAACCTAGAATAGAGTTATCTACTATTCATGCAGCAAAAGGTGGTGAAGCTGACAATGTTTTNNTANTAACTGATCTAACACAAACAACAATGAATACATATGAAAGAAACCCAGATGATGAAAATCGTTTGTTCTATGTTGGTGCAACTAGAACAAAAGAAAACTTACATATTGTAGAACCTAAAAAACAAAGCAAAGGATATATACTATGACACACAAAAATGATTTTGATGATGCGTTTCCACAAGAACGACAAATAGGAGGAAGTCACTACAAAGATTTTTTTATTCAACCTTACGAGTTTATTGCAAAAAATGATTTATCATTTTTTCAAGGCAATGTTGTAAAATACGTATGCAGGTACAAGTTGAAAAATGGTATACAAGACTTAGAAAAGATTATACACTACTGCGAGTTGGAAATAAAAAAATTACAAGATACTAAATGATACAGAAACCCATGTTTAGTCCACCAACAGAGTGGCTACCACCAGAAAATTTTCCAGATCTATCTGACCACAAAGAGATTGCAATAGATTTAGAAACTAAAGATCCTGATTTAAGAAAGATGGGATCTGGTAGTGTATCTAAGAATGGTGATGTTGTAGGTATAGCTATTGCTGTTGAAGGATGGTCTGGTTATTATCCTATCGCACACGAAGGCGGTGGTAACATGGATCGTAAAAAAGTTTTAGGATGGTTTCAATCTGTTCTTAAAACACCTGCAGACAAAATATTCCACAACGCCATGTATGACGTGTGTTGGATACGAGCACTCGGTTTAAGTATTAACGGACGTATTATTGACACGATGATTGCATCGGCCTTAGTTGATGAAAATCAAATGCGCTATGACTTAAACAATTGTGCTAAACGATACACCGGCAAAAGTAAAAATGAAAGTGATTTATATGCAGCTGCAAAAGATTGGGGTATTGACGCCAAGGCAGAAATGTATAAACTACCTGCCATTTATGTTGGTGCATACGCAGAAAAAGATGCAGAGATAACATTAGAACTTTGGAAAGAATTACAAAAAGAAATATACACCCAAGATATAGAATCTATTTTTTCATTAGAGACAGAACTTTTTCCTTGCCTAGTCGATATGCGTTTCCTAGGAGTAAGAGTAGACGTTCAAGCTGCTCATAAATTAAAGCAACAGTTAGTTGAACAAGAAAAGCAATGCCTACTAGAAGTAGGTAAAGAAACACAAGTAGACGTTCAAATATGGGCTGCAAGATCGATTGCACAAGTGTTCGATAAATTAAAACTAGATTATGATAGAACTGAGAAAACACAGTCACCTTCCTTTACTAAAAATTTTTTACAGAATCACCCCCACCCACTGGTAAAACTAATTGCCCAGGCCCGTGAAATCAACAAAGCCCATACCACATTTATTGATACCATATTAAAACATTCTTATAAAGGTAGAATACATGCTGAGATAAACCAACTTAGATCCGATAATGGTGGAACTGTGACTGGTAGATTTAGTTATTCTAACCCTAATTTACAGCAAATTCCTGCAAGAAACAAAGACCTTGGACCAAGGATCAGGTCGTTATTTATACCCGAGGAGGGCCATACATGGGGTTGTTTTGACTATTCACAGCAGGAGCCTAGGTTGGTAGTGCATTATGCTGCTTTACAGAATCTGTATGGCTCTGGAGAGGTTTTAGATGCATATAATGAAGGTGATGCAGACTTTCATAGTATTGTAGCTGAGATGGCTGACATACCTAGATCACAAGCTAANACTATAAATCTTGGTCTGTTNTACGGCATGGGTAAAAATAAANTNCAAGCAGAACTTGGTATATCAAAAGATAAATCAGATAGTTTGTTTAGACAATACCACAACAAAGTTCCATTTGTAAAACAACTGATGGATAATGTAATGCACAGAGCACAAGACTCTGGTAAGATTAGAACTTTACTTGGTAGGTTGTGTAGNTTTCATCTATGGGAACCAAATCAATTCGGTATACATAAAGCATTGCCTCACGATGCAGCACTCGCGGAACACGGACCAGGGATCAAACGTGCATACACATACAAAGCATTAAATAAATTGATACAAGGATCAGCTGCTGACATGACAAAGAAGGCAATGATAGAATTATATAAAGAAGGTATCACACCACACATACAAGTTCATGATGAGTTAGATATATCTGTCGACGGTAACGCAGATAAAATTGTTGAGATTATGGAGAATGCTGTTAATCTAGAAGTCCCTAACAAAGTTGACTACGAATCAGGTCCTAACTGGGGAAGTATAAAATGAGGATAATTTATGGCTTACTTAAATGCAAATATTCCTGTACAATACGCGCAAATAAAAAAGGAGTATTTATATGATCTTAAAAAACATCATGGAGAAGTTGAAGACTGTATTATCTTCGCTATTGCCGGAATCACNGGCAGACCAATTCTCTTCCATGCCATCATGGAAAACGGTGCTATCTTTTATCGTCTACCCATATCAGCTTTTATACAGCGTGGTTACAGGCCAGAAGAAGTTCCAATTAGAAGATTGGATGAACTGGAACTGTGGAATTGTTTTAGTTATTACCCTTCTATTACTAGTTTTGATATTCTAGACGGACAAGCTGGCAAATACATAGGAAAAGA